GTTCCCCCATTGCTAAGAATAGGAGTGCTAAACATGAACCATAACGAGGAACTGTAGTTGTAAAGTCTCTGAGCCAACTCAAAATCTGTGACCCCTTTGAAGGTTGCTCCAAAAACTGAGGCTCTTGCGAATGCTTCTTGGGCATGTGTTTCTCCTGCTGCTTCGTAAAGATACCTATCTTTTAAAGTATCTATACTAAATTTATTTAATTTATTTTCTTTATCGTAATCTATTTTAATACCTAAGTATTCTTTTGTTCCAACTTTGTCTTCAATCATTTCCTTTCCTTGATGTAATCATTCTTACTGTTTAGTAACTCTTCTAGTTTTGTTTCATACCACTTAGCTTTTTCTAAATCTTGTAGTCCATTCTTATAACGAAACCTCCATCGGTACTTTAAAGAGTTACCACGTAAGTAACCGATGAATTCTTCTATTGATAACATAGACTCTATTGCTTCTATACACTCTACACCACCTTGATTGTAGTGAGGAGGACTGTTTACTAAATCTTCTTTCATAATTAATTTATCCATTCTTTAGGTAAGGTTACTTCAGAGTACCACCTAAAATTATTTTTTTCTGACCATTCTGCATGGCTTCTTTTAGTTCCATCTTTTCTTTTCTTAGCTTGGGGCATAGGAGAATGAGGACTAGCAAATAAAAATACTAATTCTTGATTAGGTTTTAAACATTTTCTAATCCAAATATATTTATTGTATTCATTGTAGTCCCAGAATCTTCCTTTTGCTTCTAACAAATACTCTACTCCATCTATAATTTTTGTAAAGTCAGGTTCATACTTGTGCTCTACAATGTAAGAAACTTTATCAGAGTGGTGTTGCCAACTCTGTAAAGAATCTTTATGTAAAAGAAACTCCCATTTTGAATCATAACCTTTTGGTAAATCTTTTTCTAAAGGTCTTATTTTTCTAGGCTTACGATATCCTCGTTTCATAATACATCCTGTAAAGTAATACTTTTTAATTGTTTATTCGCTAATTGTTTTTTAATGTTCTGTATAAACCAACGCTCAGTATAACTTGAAAGAGTTAATTTATTAGTAAGGTATACATACTTTTCTAATGTAGGAAAGAAATCTAAATAATTTTGTTTAGTTATATCTTTAGCCTCTTCTGGAGAAACTAAAGTGTGTAGCCAATCAAACATTAAAGTATGAGCTTTCTTTCGTACTTGCTTTGCTTTGCTTCCATTCATATTTTTACTTCCTCTACATTAGGTTGTTTAGAAACATTAGTTAAGTAAACTAATCCTTTAGCATACTTAAAAGCTCTGAGACCTATGCCTTCATTAGCTTCTTTGTAGCATTCTATTTTGTGTGGACACCAAGTACATCCTCTAGCAAGCTTCATGTTACCTGATGCACCTTCTGGTACTGGAGTATAACAAAAATCAGGAGGGGTGTCAACAGCTAAAGACTTACGTACATTTTTTATTTTTTCTTTGATATTAGGTTTGTCTAAATCATCAGGTATAAAAGTAGTAAGGTCTCCTGTTTCTTTATTCATAACAAGGAAGCCACCATTAAAAGTTTGCTCTGCTTCTTCATACCCTGCTAACTGTCCGAGGTAACCAAAAGAATCATCTTCTCCTAGAGTACCATCTTTAAACTTTTTAAAAGCGTAACCCGAAGCAGTCTTAACATCTACAACCTGCCCATCAATAACACAGTCCATGTGACCTTTAACACCATCAACAGTAATTTCTTTCTGTTCTGATGTAACAGTATGCCCTGCCATTCGTACAAAGAATAAAAGTAAAACCTCTAATAAATGTCCATACAAAAATTTAATTTGTAAGGGAGCAGGAAAAACTTCCTGTGTTTTCTCTGACTTAGAATCAAACCAAAGTCTTCTTAAAGGTTTACCTATACTAGACATCCTTAAATTTTCTTTAGTTCTTTTCTGTGGTATAGACCAATGCTTAAGAGCATCTGCCATATCTTTACCAAAAGATTCTAAGTCTTCATCTGAAATTTTTAATTCTTTTCCTTTAGATAAAGTTTCTATCTTAGCATAGATATCTTCAACAAGAGTATCTAAACTAGGCAACTTTTGTTTCTGTTTCTTTGTCATCTTTAATCTCCTTAAAAGCTTTAATTACATCAGAAGAAAATAACTTCTGTAAGTTCACAAGGAACATACGACTAGCATTGTTATCTCCACCCGATACAGTTTTAAATGTATCTAATTTGTCTACTATTTTTCTAAGCGTATCTGTTTTAAACACAAGAGTACAGAACTCATCTTTGCCAATGCATAGGTTATGAAACCAATAGTCTGACTCAGTTGCTCTAATGCCTGAAGGTTTACCCCAAGACTCATACTCAATACAAATGTTACCTGACTTCTGCCAGATATCTCTCTCGGATTTAACTTCTATTTTTTTATTGGTAAGCATGTCTGCTATTTTATCCTCACGGATACTACCATATTGTAAATCTAAATCAAATTTCTTTCTATCTTTTTTAGTGGGTTTCATTCCAATTATCTCCTATTTTATATTCCCCTGTTAAAGGACATCTCATATTAAAAAACTTTCCTGCTCTTTCGATACAGAGGACAGCTATTTTACCTACCCTTTCTGCATTCTTTTCTGGTACTTCTATCTGCCACTCATCATGGATGTTGGCTACAATCTTTACTCCTTCTCTAAATTCTTTACCGCAAGTATAAATATCTTTATATAAAAGCACCAATGCTTTCTTCATAGCTATTGCACCACCACCCTGTAGTAAAGTATTCAATGCTGAGTGTTGGTGTCTTAACATAATCTTTCTTCCGTCTAACCCCTTGAGGTAGCCTTTACCTGACGCTCTTTCAATTCGATTTGTAAGAGCTTTAAATGATGGGTTACTATCAAAAAATTGTTCTCTAAGTTGCTTACCTGCTCTTGAACTTCCACCAACAATACTTCCAAGTTTTGCATTTCCCGCTCCGTAGCAAAGGGCATAGATGAAAGTTTTTGCCTGATTCCTTGATTTAAGTTTTGCAAGTTTTTGGTTAGCTGTGTGTATGTCTCCGTTGATAATTTCATTTGTGTATCCTTCATCATTCATGTAGTGTGCTAACATCCGCAGTTCTAAACCACTTGCGTCAATACCTACTAATTTATTTCCTTCTTCTACAATCCAACAACTTCTACATTCAGAACCATACGGACTAGAGACATTAGGTACTTGAGCTAAGTTAGGATTTCTGTGTGCCATCCTACCTGTAATTGCACCAGTAGATATTACTGAACAATGTACTCTGTTGTCTTTTTCTACAGCCTCAATCCATGATTGAACTTGGGCTATTCTCTTTTGATATAAAAGAAAGTCTGCAATTAGTTTAGCTTCTGGTATGTGAACTATATCTTTTAAAGTTCCTTCGTCTACTTTAGGCTGACCTGTTGGGGTTAATGCGTTTGGCTTCCAACCAAAATCTTGTAAGTATTCTCCAATTTGTTTACGAGAACCTAAGTTAAACTCTTGTAAGTGTTGTCTCATAAAAGGTTTAAAATCTCTTACACCTTCTAGTATATCAGAGTATTCTTGATTGGTCAAGCCTTGTTTAGATAAGTTACCATCTTTTTTTCTTTTAGGTGTAATTAATTTATCATCAATCCATTTAGGTTTAAAAGTTTTATGTACTTCTTCTACTGTTTCTTTTAATAACCTACTAAGTTTGCTAGTAAGTAAGGTTGCTTCTTTAGTATCAAAAAGAAAGCCATTGCTTTTTTGTTCAGTTAAAATGTGGGTAACTTCTTGTTCAAGCTCTATTGATTCAGACGAAAAACCTTTGGCTTCTTTCTGTAAATATTCTAACAATCTTTTATTTAATTTAACATCTGTTATACAATAGTCTAACATTTCTTGAGAGAATGTAGTCCAATCTTCATAGCTTCCTTTACCAAAGCCTAACCTATACCCCCACTTCTCTAAGCTGTGTCCTCCTTCTCGGCTAGGCTTGAACAAACGAGACAAGACTAAAGTATCTATAACTTTATTTTTATTATACAAATCTATTCCTGTTAATTTTTTTATCACAGGAATATCAAAGCCAATTATATTATGACCTATAAGTTTAGTTGCTTGTTGTAGAAAAGCTACACCTTCTTCTATTTGAGTGGGGTCAAAGGTATATGTATTATTTTCTTCGTCTACTGCAACAATGCAATGGATAAGGGTAGCATCTAACCCGTCTGTTTCTATATCAAAAACTAATTTCATCTGGTCTCCTTTTTAAAATGGTATCGTATCTTCTTCTTTTTTATTATTTAGTAATTCATAATCTGAATATTCTGTAAGCCTGCCACTATCTGTATCATAAATTAAAGCTGTTGCTTCTCCTGTGTTCCCTGTATACCGAGACTTTAATACTCTAAGCTTAGTAGTACGTGCTTCTAATTCATCCTCTGATTGTTGGTCACGCTCTAAAGCTATCACACAATCAGATAACTGTGCTATGGCATTAGAACCTCTTAGGTGAGAAAGACTAACACTAATCCCTTGCTCATGTCCTTTGTCTCCTTGTACTCTACGAAGATGTGAGACAAGTATTATACCTGCACCTGTTTCTTCTACTAAACTACGAAGCCTAGTCATGATATTATCTATTGCTCTACGCTCATCTCCTTCTGTCATAGAACTAACAAGCATGTGAAGGTGGTCTACTACAACCCACTTACAATCACAACCTACAATAAGATAACGTAACTTTGAAAAGATATCTTCTATATCGTTTGTACCAAAGTGAGCATGTAAAAATACTCGGTCAGTACTAAACACTTCATCATACATAGTTTTTAACTCTGTATTAGTATAGCCTTCTCTTACCTCATCAATGTATAGTCTAGCGTTAGCTTCGATAGATAGTATTCCATCTACTGTGCGTCTCCAATCTTCTTCTAAAGCTATGATGCCTACGTTGTCATTTGTTTTATTGATTAGCCAATGCTCTAACTCTCTAGTAACTGATGACTTACCAAGACCTGTACCACCTGTTAGTGTCACAAGTTCTCCTTGTCGTAAACCCATAAGC